TTTGCCTTATATGCAAAAGTTTGCTGACTGGGCGCAAAACAACCCAGAAGTGTTTACTCGAATTGCAATAACCATTGGAGCGATAGCAGCTGCAGTTGTTGCGCTAAACATTGCTCTGGCTACTAACCCCTTTATTTTGGCAACCGCCGCTGTGATCGGCTTGGCTGTTGCGTTTAACAAACTTGTAGATGCCATGAGCGCCATCAACAGCATTGGCGGTCTTGCAGCAAAAATCCTTGGCGGACTTGCAATGCCAGTAATTGGCAACGTGGCGAGCATTATTGGCGGATTGACCGATTTAATGCCTAGCAGTCCTGCACCAGCACAGAGACCAGCACCAGGGCGCTTAGGCATTCCGCGCATGGCCGAGGGTGGCATTGTCAGCTCCCCTACTCTTGCCTTAATCGGGGAGTCCGGGCCAGAGGCCGTAATTCCCCTCGACCGCATGAATACTGGCGGGGGAGTGACCATCAACGTCACAGGCGGCCTTGCTACCAGCGCCGAGATCGGCGAGTCGGTCGTTAACGCTTTGCGCGCCTATTCGCGTAGCGCTGGGCCGTTGCAGTTGCAGGTGGCGTAATGCCAGGCGTAGCAGTTGTTGATTCAGGCAACTATGACTTACAGATCGCCACAGGATTTATCCAAGACGGTTTCACCCTTGACTCACCGACTAAGGGCATTCTTGACAACACGCAATACGTGCTTGACGGCACAACAGAGTTTGCGAGCGTTCTTGACTCGGTAACTACCGTGACCGCTCGACGCGGACGCCGCGACATCGGCGACACATTTAGCGCTGGCACAATGACATTCACCATTCAAGACGTGGACGGCATCTTTAACCCGTTTGACGAAAACAGCCCGTACTACGACACCGCCGAATCGAAGCCTGGGCTTGCACCTATGCGCGAAGTCAAACTGATTCGTTACAGCTCTACTGATGCCCCTGAACTGCTGTTCTCAGGCTATGTCGTCAACTACGACTACAACTTTGCGCTCGGCGGTCTGGACACCGTAACCGTGTATTGCGCTGACCAGTTCTACCTATTAGCGCAAACCTATCTAAATGAATACAACGTCAGCGCGCAAACATCAGGAGAACGCATCAATTCGGTGCTTAGTCTGCCAGAAGTTGATTTCCCACTTGCCCAACGAGACATCAACACAGGCACCGTAAACCTTGGCCACGACGCCGCATACACCGTGCCGGCAGGAACCAACGTGTTGCAGTACATTGCCCAGATCAACGACACCGCGGAGTTTGGCAGATTGTTTATGTCACGCGCGGGGATCTTGACCTTTGAGCCGCGTGTGGGAAATACTTTGTCTGCATCAGTAGCCGACTTCCATGACGACGGCACAAACTTCAAATACAACGGTGTCGGCATTACATTCGAGGCGGACGCCGTAGTCAACCGCGCTGTCGTTACCGCGTTAGATGGCAAGACCGCAACGGCAACGGATGCAGGCTCAATTGCAACGTATTTCATTCAGACGAACAGCATCACGAACAGCTTGTTACACGAACAACCATCTATTGACGCCGCAGCTGCCTACCTGCTTAACCCTGAACCAGAAGCTCGATACACGTCAGTTGAGACCGCATTTTTAATGCTGACCACAGCCCAAAAAGACACCCTGGCAACCGTGGACATCGGCGACACCATCACCATTGAAAAAACATTCCCTAGCGGTGCTGGCACGACCCAGTTGGCGCAAGAGCTTTCGGTTGAGGGCATCGAGCATTACCTTGACTTTTCTACAGGCCACCGTGTGCTGTACTCAACCGCAAGCACCACGATCGTTTTTGAGCTGATTTTGGACGACGCGGTGTATGGCACCATTGACGAAGAAAATGTCTTAGGATAGGAGCACTATGACTACGCCGTACCCGTTTGTTGCCGGTCAAGTATTGACGGCCGCGCAACTTAACGACATTCAAAACTTGCCGATTTCGGACAAAACCGCGTCCTACACGTTGGCCGTCGCTGACGTTTATAAGCGCACAATGATGAACTCGGCAAGCGCAACAACGATCACGGTCAACAACAGCATTTTCACGGTCGGCGACGTTATTCAGGTCGCCAACAAAGGCGCAGGCACTTGCACGATCACAGCTGGTGCTGGCGTAACAATTAACACATCGGGTTCACTTGCTTTGGCGCAATACGGGGGCGGCTATTTGCTTTGTTTGTCGGCGTCAACTTTCACTTTTTTTAGCCTAGGTGGTGTCAGTTACGGTGTTGCAACAGGTGGAACATCGTCGAGTATTACAGTTGGCGGTGTCAATTACACGATGCTTAAGTTCACAACTGACAGCAACCTTGTTGTATCTAAGGCTGGACTATTTGATGTTCTAATGGTTGGCGGTGGTGGCGCAGGCGGTGGTACTGACGGCGCGTATGGCACAGGTGGCGGTGGCGCTGGCCAAGTATTGCAAACAACGATTTATCTTGACGCAGCAACACACACAGTTACGGTCGGTGCTGGTGGTGCATCCCCAACAGATCAAGCAGGCGGTGACGGATTTGGTTCACGCATTGCGACCTTTGCATTGGCAACTGGTGGCGGTAGCGGTGCAGGTGCACCAGGCTATCGAGCACCTGCAGGCAAGGGTGGAAGTGGTGGTGGTGGATTTGGTTTGACTTCTGGTGGTACTGGTGGAGTTGCAACGGTCGGCCAAGGCAACAACGGTGGAACAGCACACACAAGCGGAACCTATGCGGGTGGTGGCGGTGGCGGTGCAACTGCAGCAGGTGCAAACGCCACGGGTTCAGTCGGTGGCGACGGTGGCGCGGGTCTTGGGCTTACAACATTTACAGGCGGCACAGACGTAACTTCAGTTGCCGGCGGCGGTGGCGGAGGTCGCACTTCGTCGGCTGGTTCTGGTGGAAGTGGTGGCGGTGGTGCTGGCGGTTCAAGTAGTGCTACCGCTGGCACGGCAAACACAGGTGGCGGTGGTGGTGGAATATCTGCAACTGCTTCAGGTGCAGCTGGTGGTTCAGGTCTAGTGCTTGTGAGGTTTAAGGTATGAGCGTTCCCCAATATTTTGCGCAAATTGACGAAAACAATGTCGTCACAAATGTTGCTGTTGTAACAAAAGCATTTCTTAAAGCAAACCCAGACCGTTACGAAGGCACATGGGTAGAAACTTTTGTTGATGTTGAAGGCAAAACTTATGCCGGCATTGGTTACATCTATGACGCAATAGCCAAAGATTTTATTATGCCGCCGTATATTCCGATAGTGCCGTAATGCGATGGCGTTACCTCATCGGCTACGTTGCACTAATAGCAGTCGTCTTATGGGGATGCGCGGGCTGTGGTTATGACGGCTCGTATCGATATCCATGCCAAGACCCAGCCAATTGGCAGAAACCTGAATGTGAACCACCGATCTGCAACCCATCTGGAACGTGCACAAGGGACTTGATTTATGAGACCACGCCTTAAACCAGAAGAACTGCACGCTCGACTAATTGTTGTTGTTGGCATCATCCTTGCCAGCGTCTTTGCAATCACCGTGCTTGGATTTGTCTGGTCACTTATGTTTGTCACACAGCCGATCGGGAATCAATCGCCCAATGACGCCGCATTCATAGACCTGCTATCAACCCTGACCGTCTTTATGACCGGCACGTTGTCAGGTCTAGTTGCGTCAAATGGGTTAAAGTCAAAAGTAAAAGAAGGAGCCAAGGATGTTGAAGGATAAAGACAAAGCCATGCTTGCCTCATACGGGCGCTCGATGCTTGCCGCCGTGGTTGCGCTAGCGGTAACAGGCAACACCGACCCATCCGCATTGTTAGCAGCTGCGATCGGAGCGGTCTGCCCAACAGCATTGCGCTACTTTAACCCTAAAGACATGAAGTTTGGTCGTGGCAGTAGCCAAGGCTAAGGCTGGCGTGCCAAACGCACGCGACTACATCGGCAACGCAGACGGTGCATCACCAGCGCCCCGTGCCGGCATGAACGAATGGATTAAGCAAGCAATCGCCGCATCTAATGGCGCGCTATGGAACAACGGTTCTTGGGGTCAACGTGACATGCGCGGCAAGCCAGGCTCATTGTCGGTACACGCAACTGGCAGAGCTGTTGATCTGTCGTATCGCAAAAGCGAAAAGAACCCAAAAGCAGGACGCAAAGAAGCGCTGGTCTTCATTGACAAACTTGTTGCCAACGCCAACGATCTTGGTTTGCAAT